ATCTTCACTATTGAATACAAATATTCTCGAGCCTCAATATTTAGTGCAATGCGTGCAGTGTTAAAATCCTTATGTATTTACATTTACCGCCAAGATGGGATGGTAGCAGTCCTACCGATATCTAGGCCACTCGAGAACCTCGTGACTGTCTGATCCAATTGTTACGAAAATTACTGGATTCCTGAAAATGATAACCCCTTTTTTACTACAGAAGTTTCCGAAGCTTCTGCTGCTGATGCCGCAGCTATTGACCATACAACTACTCAAATTACTAATGACGGTAGCGTTGAAGTTGCCAAGATGCCTTATGTTCCTATCCACCTCGACCTACTTTCTTCTCCTGACACCGGCATACGTCAGGATATTTCCGATTTCCTCTCAAAACCCTATCCCGTTCAAACTGGTGTGATTTCCACATCGGATACCTCAACAACCTTCTCTATGATGCAAGTTTTCTCCGATTTCCTAGCTATTGATATATTTGCTCAGAAAGTTAAAGGTCATTTAGGTATTCGTGCTACTCAAGTTTTCCGTCTCCAAATCAACGGAAATCGCTTCCAGCAAGGACGATACATTTTATTTTGGATCCCGATAGGCGGTAGTTCCCAGACTGATTTGGGAAACACTAGCTATGAATTGATACGTAGACGTGCAAACAAAACTACGGTTACTCAGCTTCCCCATGTTGAAATAGATATTAACAATACTACAGAAGCAATTCTCCATGTTCCCTATACATCGGCTTTCCCTTATTACCCTCTTGGTAATCCCACTTCCGGTGTTTATAACCATTGCTTAGGTTATGTTGGTTTATATCCATATTCTCCTCTTGTGTCCCCAACCGGTTCTACAACCGCCTCCTACACTATATATTCTTCTATGGAGGACATCGATTTAGTCGCTCCTACTGTCCCACAGATGAATTTTACCTTCAAAGACTTGCAACAGCCCATTCAGAATATCGAACAAGGTTTAGAAGGTTTACGACAGTATGCTCATCCCGCCG